GCTGCAACAGGAGCTAGAGGAAGCCAAGCGCTTCCGGTCCTATATGGACCAAATGCAACCTCAGCAGACGGCACAGCCTGCCGTAGAACAGGCCGAAGAAGAGTGGATCGACCCAGCGGTAAGGTCGCAACTCGAAACAATGCAGCAACGGTTGCAACACTTCGAGTATAACACCCAGGTAGACCGTGAAACCCAGAACGTCCTTAAAGAGGTGTCCGCTGCCCAGCAGATGCACCCGGACGTGCCGGAAGAAGCGTTCTACGAGGCGTTAAATCGTGACCCGCATGCGGATCTCGGCGCATTTGGCAGTATGTATACACAGCGTATTGCCGAGATTGAGGAGGCTGCGATCGCTCGTCATGTGGCGAGTCAGAAAACAGCCCCCGACGTTCCCCCGGAAGTCGGTTCTCAAACGGGGAGGAGATCCTCGGGACAGGCCGACCCAAATAAACAATCATGGCAGGACAGCCTAGATAAGCTGTTCGGCCTAACCTGATAAGGATTTAAGAGAATGGCTGTCATCGAAGGTGCTGTTACAATTGGAGAAATTCGTAATTGGATGAACGACACGTTCGTCTCCAAGGTCGAAGATCAATTAAATCGCGAGATCCTCGCCGTCGAACTGTTTAAGCAGCACAACACTGGCTTTACCGACGGACAAGCGATCGTTCCTATTAACTATGCTCGTAACACTTCGGCCTCGTACCGTAGTGAAAACACTGCACTCCCTGACTCGGGAGAACTTGGTCGTGCTCGCTTGAGCGTTGACGCTAAGTATCTCTATAGTCGCATGTCCCTGAGCGGTCCTGCTATCGAGTCTGGACGCAACAACCCCAATGGCCTGAAAGCTACCCTTCAGGAAGAAATTGATGGCTGCTTGGAGTCACTCTCCAATCGTGCCAACAACTACTTCTTCTCTGGCGGTGGCGTCATCGGGTATGTTTGTGCCAATGTTAACCTTAATGCCACACCTGTGGATTTCTTTGGGAACGCAGAGCACTTAGACACAAGCAACCCCGGCGCTGGTGCTAGTATTAGAGTAGATTTGGTTCGGATGGACACCTACGCTGTTGAGGTTTCAAACGCTCAATTGCGTGTTGCTGCGGGACCGGCTTCTGGTGCGGCATTCCAAGTGGAAACCCTGGCTGCTGCCAATCTCGCTGCGGTTCCGCAGGGAGTTCCAGTTGCAGTTCGCGTGCGTGCAGATCAGGTTTATGCTGACACCTCCACGGAAACGGTTGCAGACCAGACTGTTGGTATTATGAGCAACTTGTCGCTCAAAGACCACTTTGGTTTGGATCGCAGCACTGCTACGGCGACGCACGCATCGCTTCAGTCTAACTTCATTACGAAGTGTGTTAAGACAAACGGCAATGGCGTCGACTTCACGTCTAGCATGTTGCAGGAGTTGTTCACGAAGATTCAGCGTCAGAGCGACAAGCGCCCTGAAGTTCTCTTCGTCGAGCACGGGTTCATGGATCAATACGTTTCGATCCTGACCACCACTGCATCGAGTGGTAACTTCCGCATCAGTCAAACGACTGGCAAAGGCGCTGACGCTGGCTTTAATACCCAGCAGATGACCTACGGTTCCGTTCCGTTCCGTGCTAGCCGTCACGCTCCCAAGGGTTGCGTGATTGCTCTTGCTCCCAGCACCTGGGCGCATGTGACTCTCAAGGGTCCGGGCATGGCTGATCTGGACGGTAACGTTCTTAGTCGTATCACCGACAAGGATGCGTACGAAGCGTATGCTCGTTACTATCACAACCTGACTGCTAAGCGTCCGAATGCCAACGGCATCCTGACGGGAATCAAGCACTCCTAGTGTTGTGGCTCGAAGTACTCCTCCTGATCGTCAGCCTTGGCCAGTTATGGTTCTTGGCTGCGATCTGGTGGGGTCTTCGGCGGCTTCGTCAAAGGTCCCTTGACCTCCCCGTGTTCAGCGGGGGGGCTGGGGACAACGACGACATTGACGATGCCTACTACGGCATCAATTACCTGCGAGGAGATTACCAATGAGAGTTCCTGGTTTAGTTCCCGGTATGTCCCAAATGGACCCCCGAATGCTCGCAGAAACAGGGCAGGAGCAGCAGGCTAGGACCGCCGCTCTTCGACGTGTCCTCCAGCAGCGCCAGCAGCAGCAACAACAGCGCAAGCAGCAACTAGGCGGCATGGCAGGACAACTTGCAGCAGCAGGAATGACTGCGGCCGGTGTGCCAGCACCAGTAGCTAAGGTGGCTAGCTCGGCAGGCGCAGACATCCTTGGAGAGTTGGTCGGGGCGCTAGGCTAATGGCCGAAGATAAAAAGGCCACTAAAGTCCAAGCAATGATCTCGGAGTGCGATACCGACAAAGATCGGTACAAACGCATTTGGGATATGTGCTCGCTCTTCCTCAATAACCAGCAGCACCTGCGTTACGATGATGTGCGCCGACGGTTCGTCACCAGGCGTGCCCGAAATACCTTTACGGCGAATAAGATCGTAAACCCGTTCCGTAACCTTCAGGCCAAGTTGATTGCAGCGTACCCATCGGTTGCCGTAGCCCCAGCATCGGACAGTATCGAGGACATCCTGAAAGCTGAGTCCAGTGAGGCAGCACTGTCTTACTACTGGCACAACATGCGGATGAAGCAGGTAGTCGGCAAACTTGTCCGGTGGCTTTTAATGACTGGCAACGCTGCTCTTCTCACTCGGTACAGCACCAGCAAGAAGGACATCATCACCGAGGTTATTCAGCCTTATGATTTGTACTTCGAGCCCGGTGCAACTGAGATTGAGGAGTCTTCGTTTGTGGCGATCCGCAAGATCGTAAAGAAGGCCGACCTAGAGAAGGCATACCCAGATCACAAAGAGTTGATCAAAGATCAGGCCGAGGCAGGACCCCCTCATGGTATGAGGACCTACTTCGGTGCTCAGGCGCAGCAGCAGAAGCCTATTAAGAACACCGTGGACATCCACGATGTCTATTACAAAGACGGACGACACTGCGTCATCATGGGACCGCACATCTTGTTTGAAACCAAGTGGCCAGGCGGAACGTTCCCAATCCAGTTCGTTCGCTACACCGTCACCGAGGGTATTCTTTGGGGCATGGGTGCAATCGAGCCCGTCGTTGACGTTCAGATTCATTACAATCGCTCTCGCCAGCAGGTGATTGAAAACACATTGTTAACTGCAAACCCACCTTGGATGATCCCCAACTCATCCGGGGTGCAGGCCGGCATGATTACCGGCAAGCCTGGCAATGAAATCTTCTACGACGACACGGGGGGCAGAGCACCTACCCCCGTCCAGATGCCTGGTATGCCAGCCTATGTGCCGCAGAACATCGCTCAACTAGAGTCTGAGATCGGCGACATCATGGGTATCCACGCTACCACGCTGGGTAAACGTGCGATTGGTATTCACTCCGGTCAAGCCATCCAGAACCTGTCAGCCATGGATATGACGCAGTTGGCTGTCACTCAGGATGCGATCGAGGATGCCATCCTAGACCTGTGCAAGGTAGTTCTTTCCCTGATGAAAGCGCACTACACAGAGGCACGTCTTATTAAGATGCTCGATGACACGGGTGCCATGGTCTACAAGCAACTAAAGCAGACTGACATTGTAGATGACCCGGAAATACGCATCGAGGCAGGCTCTCTGTTCCGTGACGAGATTCAGGATCGTGAGCGCCGGGTGCTGGAACTCTATCAGGCGCAACTCATCAGCCGTGAAGAAGCCATCAAGGAGATTAGCTTCAAGACTGGCAGCAGTTTCATCACGAAGCGGATGCGTGGTTTGAGTCATGCACAAGAGTTGCTCGTGGCAGCTACGCAGAACAAGATGATTGAGATCTTCCCGACAGACGATATTGAGGCGTTCAAGCGGGTCTTCGGCGACTTCATCCAGACCGAAACATACTACATGCTTCCGCAAGAGACGCAGCAGTACATTCGGGACGTGTACGTATCTTTAGAAACCTTCGGCGCACCTGATCGTGAGGCCAGAGATCAGATGCTGACTCGCACTGTATTCCCACGCCAAGAGCGCCAGAAGGAAGACCTAACTAAACTGATGGCTAGTTATGGATCGGGTGCTGCTCAGGCCCAGGCTGCACAGCAGCACCAGGAGTACAGCGAGCGTACGGCCTACCGACAACAACTTGATGGCGAAGCTAACCCCGAGCGTGGCAACGTCATGAGCAACATGGGTGGTGGCTGATGAACACTACCGAAGTATACAACTTCTTTCGTTCTTTGATTGACGAAGACGACACAACGTTCTTAACCCAGCCCCAAGCAGTAACAATGCTGTCGGAGGCTTACAGTGAGTTTCGAGACCTTGTGGTTAGTATTCAGCCTGATGTCTTTACGAAACAAGCGTTCATCACGCTGAGTAATAGTGATGTTTACGATCTAACGGCAGCAGACTCTGTAACGGGCACTCGTTTTCTTAGCACCTCAACCACTACAGCGACCAGTGGAAGCAAACTGCACCGCCTAGTTAGAATTGCTGCGATTGATAACACGACGAGCAACCAGGCTTCGTACTTTCTAAACCCTAAGAATAGCGTCGAGTTGCTTTGCGGTGATGACTATGCTCGTCAGGGCAATAGTGTTTGCTTCGGCTACAAGTATACCGATACGTTTCGCATGGAGTTCGTGCCCTACCACGAGGTAGACTTTGGCGTTACCAATGCTTTCATTGATAACCTAGAGCAGTTTCATCCGCTAATCGCCCTGATGGCTGCCAAGTATTACGAGATCCGAGACAACGCTGAGAACACCGCTCTGGAACGCAGGCGACAGGAGAAGATCAGGGAACTCAAGACGTGGCTAACACGTTTCTGGAAGGGCGGTGTAGCGCAGAGCACTCAAAGAGTTATTGAGGCGTACTGATGGCTTCCCGCACGACCGAAGTAGAACTGGTCAAAGGTGGGATGTCGCAAACGGACGTTGAGCGTCCAGGCTGGGTCCAGAACCTATGGAAACCCAGATCTCTTAGTGCGTGGCAAACAAGACCAGGGTTTGGCCAGCGGGCTCAACTCGACAGCACTATGCTGCTGGAAGAGGGTGCCGACTACGGGTTAAAGAAGCACCTTGGTTCGGAACTTATCCAGACATCGTTTGGCCATGAGCAGATCGTTTCTGTCTTTCTAACAACTGTAGCAACAGCGGATACCATTGGTTTAAATAACAGGTTCTTATCTCTGTATAGTGTTTGGATTTACGACCTGGCTACGGACCAGTACTGGGAAGAGGTTCTGCACCGTCATAGTAGTCAGAATATTCAGAGCCGTTCTTTGATGGCCAATTGGACTTACAATTATCAGACTAACGAGGATGAGGATAACCAGAGTTGGGTGTCGGCTATCGACTCTCCTTTCTTCTTTGAGTATTTTTCTAACGTTTTGTACTTTGGCAACGAGCGCACGGGTCTTTGGGCTTATCACCCAGCAGACTTTAGGAACAGCCGATCCAAACAGATTGAAAATAGTCAGAAGTTAGACTTCGCAGTAGGTTACGGAGAGAGTAACCTGGTGCATCCTGTCACCCCTGTCGATGGTGTGTTTTCAGATGCTTATACATACCTTAATCAGTCTTCGTTCCCCAGAGTCAAGGCTTTGGGCAGCGTCTTGGGCAGGCTTGTAATTAGTGATGGTCAGTCTGTCTTTATTTCGGATCTTAACAAAGGCAATCAGTTCATTGCTCGCAACTCGTTTCAGATCCCCAGTCAGAATGAGATTACGGCAATCAGCCAGATCGGTGACAACATACTGATCTACACTGAAACTGAAACGTTTCTTTATCAACCCAGTCCTGCTCCAGTCCTGTCGGTTGGGCGGCTGCAAGTTGTAAGTAAAAACATTGGGTGCCTTGGCGATGGAGCGATTGTTTCACGTGGAAACAACGTGCTCTGGGCAGATCGTAACGGTGTCTATGTCACCGCCAACGGACTAAGTATTAAGACGATCAGTGAGCCTATTGATAGTTTCTTTAACGGTTCTATTACATCACCGCTTCATAACTACTTTACCGCAAGCGGCACGACGGACATGTCCATAACGCAGCCAACAACGCTGTATAAGTTTGACCCGTCACAGCACACGGTGAAGATGGTTTACCATGAAGAGACTAGCAGTCTACTTTTTAGTATCAGTGAACTCAATCTGTGTTGGTACTTTAATGGCGACTGGGCCCTTTGGACCACTGAGTCCATGGTGTCTGTATCTGGGGGAACAGCCCGAGTTGGGGTCACCAGTAATATATTTAACCCCTACGTATTGGCCGGTGAGGACGATATTTTCCTCGTTAGTTCAGTCGAGACTCAAGAGTTCACAGCAATAGAAGACGGTTCGTCAACTACCACTACCAACCACTCGATGCAGATCCTGCAAATGGGCCGTGGTGGCGCTCTGGACCGCAGCGTTAAAGATGAGGACCAGCGACTGTTTCGCCGTTTGTATGACTTTAAAACCGGCACAACCTCCACGGGTGTTCGCATGTATGCTCACCAGCTAGGCTACAATGCAGCGGGTGACTTAGAGGTCCAGTTTGACCTGGTGCCAAGTGCTAATGTTGAGCGCCCAGATCGTATCGACTTGCTGTTCACTTTCGATAACACTCGGTGGACACCACGAGTTTCCAGCGGAGCAATCCTAGACATCGAGGCACCGACAGAGCGCATCATTGCTTTGGATGGTTTTC